TTACAGACTTTCCGTCACTAAAACTTAAGTATCCGGTCTTGGATAAATTAGTAATGGCTGAAAGTATGACAGGAGATAAAGTTCTTACTCTTGCAGATAAAGATGATGTAGAAGGAGATCTTGCAACAACCTATTACCATAATTTAAAAGAACTTGCTAATCCAGATATTAGAAAAGTTCAGAATGCAGAAGATAACGCATGGATCAGTGGAATATTTAAAATGTTTCCTCTAGTATCTATTTACCAACATGGTGTAGGATACTCTTTAAATGGTATCAATGCAGCTCTTCCTTTTGATGCATTCACAAGTATAATAAAAGATGCATCAACTACATTTATTGATAATCAATTAAATGAAAGTGTACTTAATACTATTAAAGATAGATTGCTTGATAGTAGTAAAAGATATAAAGATTACGTTGTATCAAAAACTTTAAATAATGCAAATATAAAAGCAGACAAGGAAGGCACAATGAGTTTTGCGTACCTTAATAATGGTAGATCAGATATATCAAGTAAAACAACATTTGAAGCTATACTTAATGGAGAAAGAACTTCTACATCACAATGGTCAGATAATAAAGGATACTCTTATTGGACAGATACTAAAGTGGGGGACACTATTAAATTTTGGTCAGATAATACAGTTGGTTCCGGCCAATCTGTTTTAGTAAAAGTTACAGGAGTCAATAAAATTGACATGTCTAAAATGACTGATGTAGAGCTTGAAGCGTGGAGTAAAGCTGAAGGATGGTCTTTTGAACAAGCAAAAGGAAGGAGTAGAATGAATACTAAAAATAAAGGTATTCAAATAAGATATGAATTATTAGACCCAACATCAGGCAATTCTATTGCTGGACAAATAGAAGAAGAAATTTCTGTTCCTAAACAATCTACTGATAGCTTATCTGAACCTACTCAACCATCTACTAGTGTTAAAAAAGGTGTGTCAGAACTATTTGAATCTAATCCTGAATTAGCTAATATAGGAACACCTGAACAATACTCTCAATATTTAGATACTATATTTCCTGATAGTAAAGTTAAAGATATTGTTTATCACGGATCTGACACTAAACTTGACATTGATAGTCCTTATCATGGATTTATTAATTACTTTACAAATAGTAAAGAGTATGCTTCTTCTGTAGGATTCAAAACAAGAAAGAGAACTAAAATATATGCTAATTTAATAAATTTAAAAAATCCTCTTTTTGAAACAAACATAGGATTAGCAGATGGTCCACAGGAACATGCAGAATACTTATATAATGAAGGAGAAATGTTGACTCCGAGATGGGCCAAAACTGCTGATAAATTTAAAAATAATGATGGTATAATAGGTATAGACAAGTTTCAAAAAGATTATCAAGGTTACAAAACTGATGATTATACATATGTAACGTTTGAACCAGAACAAATTCACATATTAGGAGGTAAACAAGATGTAGAAGGATTTGAAAAGTTTGTTAAAGGTGGAGATAGTACTCAATATGCACCTGAAGGATTGCCACCAATTGATAGAACATCTGAAGGATGTAATGGATAAATTATTATATTTACAATATAAAAATAATTAGTATGCCTTGTGTAATTGAAATAAAAGAAAACCTCTATAACAAGATTGAAGAACTTGCAAAAAAAGGTATTGGGTTGTCTATTAAAGATGCGAATGAAGTTGCAGCAGAGATAAATGAACGATTTCAAGTCCCTGTAATAAAATATGGATATTTTAGTGGAACAAGAGATTTAGTAGAAGCTTCTATTACAATTCCTCAATCGTTGATTGATAAGTATTACCTTAAAGAATTAATTATTGAAGAAAGGGAAGCAACTTCTGTTCAAAGAGAAGATGCAGAAAGAGCTGGTGTTAGATACACCGATGATTATTTATTTGATGATATAGCAAAAGAAAATTACCAAATGATGAGTTTGGACCAAGCTGATCTTGATGCAACTAAGGCAAGTGCAATAGCTACAGCATTAGGTAATAAGTTTGCGGCAGCTTTTAACATGGAGTATAGAGTAGTATCAGCAAGAGAAGCTGAAATAGTTCTTCAAAACAGTAATACACCTTATGATAATCAAGGAGCTTTCTTTTTTAATAATACTATATTTTTTGTAGAGGGTAACTTTAATGTAAATAATGTATTACATGAGTACGCTCACCCTTTAATAAAAGGAATTGCACAGACTAATAACGTTTTATTCAACAAACTATACAATCAGTTACAATCAACTGCAGCAGGTCAAACTATTATTAATACAGTAACAGCCAAGTACCCAAATCTTGAGGTTGGTACTGATCGATTTAAAGAAGAGGTTCTTGTTCGTGCACTAGAAAAAATATCTGCTGATGAAGTAGAAAAAAAAACAGAGACTGAATCTGGATTTAAAGAATTCATTAATAATCTTTTGTTTGCTATTAAACAAGTACTTAGGAAACTTACTAAACAAGTTAACTTAAAAAACTTAAGTGCTAATACTACTCTTGAAGAATTAGCAAACATGATGATCAATGAAGACTTCATCATAAATGAATTAGATTTAAAAGTATCTGACTTTGCAGAATTTAAGGCCGAGTTTGATGAGTTACATAAAGATTTAGTTTATAATAGAGATAATCAAAAACTTGTTGATTTAATCAATAAAGTATACGGGGAAATCAATAATGAGATCAGTTCACTAGAAAGAACACCAAATAGATTAAAAGGTGAATTGAAAGAGGGTATCGATATTTTAAAGAATGTAAAAAGAGAACTGAGAGGTTATCAAACAATTGATCAAATTGGTGATAAAGAAATTGCTGATGCTATGAGGCTTCAACAAGAAGAATTTAGAGTACGTTCTATAGCTTTTGTAAATTCAATCAATGAGATTTCTGTTTGGGTCCATAAAATTGATGGGCTGCTTGACCAAATGAAAAAAAAGAAACAACATTTTACTCATGAGGGAATAGCAAAGATCATGTATTACCAACAATTTTTAGCTAGTCAAAAAAGATTTTTAAAAAGTATTAGACAGACAATTGAGCAAAATCCAAATAATCCATTATCTAGTAAAATACTATCTATTAATGCAGTAGTTGCAGATGCTTCTGATAAAACAGGTAATTTAATTAAAGAATTTGTTGGTGAGTTTTTCGTAGATGGTGTTTCAGAAATGAATGAGGCTGTAGAAGAGAACATGAAAGAACGCATTACTAGAATTCTTACATTAAATAAAATCCCGGAAGCTCAAATTGAAGAAGCTATTGAAAAAATAATAAAGAGTGAAAATAAAACAATAACTCCTAAAGACTTAGGTTTACCTGAATCCTTAAGCAATTCAAAAATATTTGTTAAAACCATTAACACTTACTTCAATCAACGACTTAATAAACAAGTTATTGATAAATTCCTTAGTGGTGAAAAAGGTGATATTGGTATGATACAATCAATGATAGTACCATACTCTAATATCAATGATCCACTAACTGGTAGTCTTATTAAGTTTTTAAGAAATAAGCTTACAGATATACAAACAAAAACTAATAGAGAAGAAAATGCTATCAGAACTAAATTAGAACCTTTACTTAAAGATTTTGGATATAATCCTAATAATACTAAACAATTAGCAGATGCCTTGCTCCAATTAGATACTGTAGGGACCCAAGATAAAGATGGAAATTTTGAAAGTTTTGAAGTGTACACATTCATGAACAGATTTTCAAATGGTTGGAGATCAGACTTAGATAAATTAAAGTACGATATAGAGAAAGCTAAAACAGATGGTGATCAAGATGCGGTACACGTAGCTGTAAAAAAGCTTGCTAAGTTTAATGAAGACTACATGTTTAGACATTATACAGATAAGTATTATGAAGCAGAAAAACTTTGGGAACAAGAAAACGTTTTAATTCACCCGATTACTAAAGAAAGATTAGTAATCTCTGAAGAGCAATCATTTTTGGCCGCTAAAGAAAGAAGAGACAAGATAAGTGAGATGACTACTTATAGCAAAACTACTTATAAGAGAGAAGATGAGGATGGTTATACTACTGATCCATACTTAGAAGCTCAAAAAGATTATAAAGCTCTTTATAATTATTATACAGTAGAAGGCGCTTTAAAGTCAGAAGAAGAATTAAAAAGAGTTTTGTTAAGATTGAAGCATAGAGATATGACTAAAAACTTTTATGATTATCAAACAAATACTAAAAAACTTCAAGATGACTTTGATACTTACATTAAAAATAATGTAACTGGTGTAGGTATATCTTTAGCAGATGAAAAAGGTAAAGAATCATTCATTAAAAAAATTGAAGAATACATGGAGAAAAACTTTAAAACTGCCTTCACTGAAGAATATTTTAAAGAATTAAATCGTGTATCTCAAGGGTTAAAAGAAATCTCAGCTAAATATAAAGATTCAAACCCGGTAGCATCACAACTAGCTAGTTTGTATATACAACGTTCTGCTCTTGTTTCCGGTTCTAGAAATGAGAAAGGTATTCCTGATGGACAAGTGATGAGTGCAGGTCAACAAGCATTGCTTAAAGATATTGAAGAACAAATAGTTACTCTTCAAGATAAATTCGATCAAAAGACAGGTCTTACTAAAGAAGAAGCTGCAAGATTGAGAAGTTATACGTATTCTATAAAAAAGAAACAAGCATTAACTGAAGAAGAAAAAGAAGATTACAATGCACTTTTTAATAAGTCTTCAAATGTTGGGATGAGTCCTTCTGATATAACAAAATTCAATGCATTAATAGCCGATCGTACTGAATTAACAGATAAAAAACATACTCAAGAATATGTCGATGCATTTAATAATGCTCTTCGTGATTTAGATGGTGTAGATGAAATAAAAATGGGTACTATTAGTGAATGGTTAAAGTCCAATAACTTAAAATATTCTTTGGAAAACAGTACTTCATTTAAAGAATGGTTTGAAAGAAATCACTACCAGAAAAATTTATGGAATGGTACATCATATGAATTAACGTATGTTAGTACAGATGTTTGGTCAATAACAACTCCTGCAGATAATAAGTATTATAGAGTAACTGAGTTGGTTAATCCAATTACAGGTAAAAAAATGAGATTACCTGGTGTTCCAAATAGTTCTTTTACAGAAAAAGTAGTTAAAGATGAGTACCTTACAATCCCTACAGATGCTGATTCTGATGATTATGTAGGCCTTATTATTGATAACAGGGGGAATTATCTTCCAAGACCTTATCAAAAAGGAGAATATAAAAGTGCTGCAACTGATAAGTACATTAATAAAAAGTATGAACAGTTAGAGGCATCTAACAATGCACAATTTAAATTATTAGAAGCAACTAAAAAAGAGTTTATTAATATTCAAAAAAATAAACCTAAAGCATCTAAACTGTATTTAGATTTTCCTAGATATAGAGTAAACAGCAATATGGAGTATGTCCAGTCTGGAGAAGCTAAAGGAGATCTTAAAAGAAAAGTAGAAGGTATTAAAGGAGGTGTTAAATCTTTATTTTCTAAATCAGCTGATGATGCTGAAGATAACTTTAATTTTGATCCTAATGCATTGCTTGTATCAACAGATCAAGAAGGTAATTTAATAGATAAAGTTCCAATTGGTGGTCTATATAAATTGAAAGCAGGAGAAGTATCGTCTGATGTTACATTGTCTATTTATAGATACATGCAGTCATTGAATGAGCAAGAAGGTACTTTAGAAATGCAAGCTCCTCTAGAAGCAGTAAGACAAGTATTATTAAGTCCGGAAGCTCAAATAAAAGATTTGTCAAGAGCAAGTAAACAAATTGCTAAAAGTACAGGGCTTATGGCATTCTTGTCTAAAGATACAAATAACAGAGCTAAAGCAATCGATTATTTAATTGACAAAGCTCTTTATGGTAAAGCTAATCATGAAGGAGATAACGCAACAGCTATGAAAGCAGCTAATGTTATGATGGGTGCGGCCTCTAGATCTTTTATAATGTTAGATGTTACATCTGCTTTAAAAAATAGATATGGAATGATTCTGCAATCTATGATTGAAGCAAGCGGTGGTAAGTATATTAATGCTAGAAGTTTAGCTCAAGGAAGAGGTTGGTCAACTAAAGCTGTGGGTACATTAATGACTACTGGTATATATTCAAGGGGTCCTAAAAGTTTAGATTTACAAATAATGGAAAATTTTGATCCAATCACTGGTAAAACTAAAAAGGATTTTGGTAAATCTAGTTCAAGAACTTTCATGAAAGATTTTATGGATGGTACATGGATGTATGATTTCAGAAGACTTACAGATTTAGAAGCTGGTTTACAAGTATTTGGAGGTATGATGTATAGAAAACATGTAAGTCAAATACAAAAAGACGGTTCTCAAAAATTAATTCCATACATGAATGCTTTTGAATTGAATGCTGAAAAACAAATGGTTCTTAAAGAAGGTATAGATCCTTCATATGGAACTGAACATGTCAAGCATGCTTTTGAAAAAGAGGACACATGGGAAAGTTTAGCTAAAAAGTATAATGTTACTGTTGAAGAATTACAAAAAAGAAACAATAACGTTAATATAACAGAACTTGCTGTTGGTGATGAGATTGTTATTTCAAAAAGTGAAAAATTTAAAACATTTAAACTTAAGATACAAGGAATAGGTGCTAAACTTAATGGTCAGTTAGATGAATTAGACAATCCTCAAGCTAATAAATTTTTAATGTACAGATTGTTTACTTTCTATAAAAGATACGCTGTTCCAATGTTCCTTAACAGATTCCAAGCAAAAATTCCAGAAGGTGGTCTTAAATTAAAAAAAGGTAAAGGACTAAGTGCACTTGAAGATGTTTATGACTGGAGTTTAGGAGAACCAACTAAAGGTTACTATATAACAGGTTTGCAAGCAATGCAGAAAGTATTATTCGATGCAGAAAAATATTGGCCTTTAATGACAGCTGAAGAAAAGGTAGCTGTTAAGAAAATGATATCTGAAGGAGTTTTCTTAGCTGTTTTAGGTTTAATGGCTGGTTTATTATTTGGTTATGATCCGGGAGATGAAGATAGATTTGAAAAAATGCGTGAAAGAGAAAGAGAATACGGTACTGCAGGATGGATGGCCAATCATATGTTGTATCAAGTAATGATGGTAAAAACTGAAAATCAGGCATTTATACCATTACCTATGGTAGGATTAGGTGATTGGTTAGAATTTACAAACAATTCAACAATTGCAACAGGACCCACCATTGGTGTCTGGGGAAAAATAATTGGTGACTTAACACGAATGACATTTGGTGACTCAAAAGCAGTATACTCTCAAGATGCTGGTCCTTACCCATGGCAGGAAGAAGGTAGATATAAATTATGGAATCACTTATTTGCACTACTTGGTGTCAAAGGTAAAAACTACGATCCTATTACAGCAATTAAGAAAGCTGAAATATTTGAGAATTCTAAGTTACAATAAGAAAAAAAAGAAAGGGAGAACAGCCTAAGCCATTCTCCCTTTTTCTAGTTTAAACTTCTAAAGTTTATTTTTCTTCTAAACTTTCAGAGTTTACCATCAACAAAAGCGTTAATTCATCTAATGTTTGAATTTTTCTTTTTTTAATTTCTATATAATTATCATCAAAAATAGATAAAGTTACTTCTTTTGTATGTATAGACCAGTCTAATATTGCATTAGACGTTATTGGTTTACTTACTATAAAGTAATTGAATCCATGTTCATTAAAAAAGACTTCATCTTCAGATTCTATTCTTTTAAAACCAGATTCCATTATGAACTTATAATTAAATTTTACCATTGTTTTCTTTTTTACAACTGTTTTTTTTAAGTTCACTTTCAATTGTAGGTTTTAAATAAATTTTATCTCCTTCTTGCTCTATATGAACCTTTTTACCTTCATACTTAAAAGCTTTTTTATCAATTTTTTCTTTCATTACAATATGATTGATTTAATATCAGGTTTTGAAAAATTAGGACCTTTTAATATTTTACCGTCTTCACGATAAATTGGTTTACCATCTTCTCCTAACTTGCTCATATTAGATCTTTGAACTTCATCAAATATCTCTTCAATTTTATCGGCCATTCCATGTGTATGTATTGTACCTAATAAAATATACAACTGATCAGCTAAAGCATCTGCTATTTCTACCAAATCACCTTTTTCACAGGCTTCAGCATATTCCTCTAATTCTTCAGCTAATAAACTTCCTCTAAGAAACCAAGCTTCTCTATCTAGTAAAGTTGGCTCAGTATTATTCTTTATTCCAAAAACTTCATGGAAGTCTTTTACATGTTTTAATTGTTTCTTCATATTTAATATATTTAATAATTTAATCTTCAGTCAAATGCGTTTTAAATTTAGGATCCGTAGTTATGAGAATTCCGAAAACTCCTTTGTCTTCACTAACCATTAAAAACTCACCTTCAGTAAGAACTACAGGTTTAGGCATGGCCATATTAATACTAACTTTATCTCCAGGTTTACATTCAGCATTAGGGCCCGCAGCTAATACATAGGCCATAGGAAGCTGTACTCTATATTGTTCTGGAATTATAAGACCTTGTTCTGTTGTTTCAGCAGGTGCAACTAATTCTAATATTAAGTTATCACCCATTGGTTTAAATTCAATTGTTTTCATATTATTTTATAGATTTAATTTGTTCACGTATTATTTGAATTTCATTTTTTATGGCCCAAGGTCCTGTTAAGAATTTTACTAATACATAAGGTTTAATTCTTTCATCTTTCTTTGGCTCATGTAATACATCAGTAACAATATTGTCACCTTTCATGAATCTTAATTTAAGTCCATCACCAATTTTTATTTTATTAAATTTTTCTTTACTAATCCAGTCAGCCATTTTTATTTTTTCTAATACCATGTTTAACGTAGTATCTAATTAATTCTAACTTACTTGCCTTTTCTCTAGGTTTCATGACATTAGTAAAAGGACATTCCTCATACCAATAGTTGTCATCTCTAAGATCTCTCCAATCCTGTATATCAAAATTTTTAGTTAAATCAAAAAATTCTTGGTCAATTGGATTTTTGAAAAAAAGATCATCCATAATAATTAAATTATTTTATAAAAGTGAAAGAAAGAGCCTAAGCCCTCCCTTTCACTCACCTAAACACGGATGTGACATCTAAAAATGCTTGAGTTAATCCGCAATTACTAATTATAAATCAAAATCCAAAGGTTCATCATCATCGTCATCACTTTCAGAAAAACTAAATTCTAATTCATCATCTTCTATGATATTATCTTGAATAGCTTTTGGATAAACTATAGCTGATTCAGCAGTTTCTGATTCCATCTCAAATATTGTTGGACCTTCAATTTCAGTAACATCTGAAGTAGAACGGTCATATACAACATCTTCCTCAAAGTTTATAGCTCCAAGTCTTGATTGAATATTGTCAGCTTCTTCTGTAGCATTAACTTCTTCAGGTTCACCTTCAATAGAAGCTACTCTTTGGTAGTACTCATCATCAGATTCAATGTAAATCTTAGGTCGTGCATCTTCAATCATCTCGGCTGTTACACCTGTTATTTCCTCACCCATTGTAATGCTTGGCTTGCCCCCATTTATCTTCCAATCAAATTCTTCTTCTTCTTTTTGAGGAAGGTCATCTGACAATGTTGATAATGGTAAAGGATCGTCTGACTTAAGTGGAGCTACCATTGTATCAGCTAATGATTTTAATACATCAACTGCTTTTATTTCAGAATGTTCTTCAGCAATTGTTCCTGTGTAAGATAAACATGGAGGTTCTTCAATTTCTGCTACATCTGGAACAGGCCCATATGAAAGATCGTCTTCAGGAGTGATAGCAATTATTGTTTCTTTATTTGGCCCTGTATAAAATGTGCTATTAAAAGAGTTTGCTTCAGCTTCCTCAATTTGAGCTAGAATATTTGTTTGGGCAGGGTCTTTTAATAAAGGATCTTCTATAACTGCATCTTCTACAATAGTATCTTCTACAGTACTTGGGTCGAAATTATATAAATCATATTCAAGTCCTATAAACATGTGTAATTTTCTTTGATCATCCATCCATGTTCTTGGGTGAGACTTTTTCAAAGATAGTGTAACATGATTATAAAAAGCCCATAAACTATTTCTATGAGCGTTGTATGCAAAACTAGGTTTGTTCATTTGCTCCTTAACTATAGACATTTGTTCTGTAGTAAGGATCTCATATTCAGCAAACAGAACACCTAATAAAGCAGCTTGTTCCTTTGTTGTCACTATTATTTCTTTCATCTTATTTTTATCAGTAATAAGTTGATTGTAATATTTGTGAGCATTTGTTATTTGATCCAATATGGTATTTTCTGTGTCTTCATCAGCTGTTCCTGTATGTTTTCTACTCCAACTACCCATATCTCCGGTTAACATTCCATTCATGCAAACCATGACATAGCCACCAATCCCACATTTAAAACGCATTTGTTTATTGTAACTGTTTGACCAAGCAAACATCATCCCTATTTCGGGATCATTATTATATGTTAAATGATATATACCTTGTGCTATATTACCATCTCCTGTACATCTGTACGATTCACTCTGAATATTAAAACCTGCTTTCTCTAGCTCTGCTGATGCAAAATCCATTATGGATTTATGTGATATTGCAGTGTATCCTCTATTAGAGGTTGTACTTGCTGGTACAGGTATATTACAAAGTTCTACTCTTGTCGTGTCTTTAATTCTTACTGCCATTTAAAATTCTAATTTAAGTTGATTATTAACAGGTTCAATAGATTGTATAATTTTATTAACCTTATCTAAATAATACTTATAATTTATATCGTATTCATTAAACTCTTTTTCTTCAAATTTAATGAATGGAGTTTGGAGCCATCTTCCTGCTTCAACCTGTGATCTTCTACCATCAGATTTATTAACCTTAATTATTTTACCTCCAGTATTAGAAATATAGTATCTAATTGTTTCTTGCAAGGGTTCTATAGAATAATCACCATTTGATATTTGTTCTTTTTGAAATTTCCAATCTCCTTTTATTTTTACTCCTCCACAAAAATCAAAAATATTAGTTTGAGATTTAATGAATTCTTCAGGATTTATTCCGTGCACAAAGTAATTAAACAGTGCTTTACGAGTAATCAGAAAACTTTTATTTTTATGTAAAGCCAGATTTGCATACTCAAACCTCATTCCTTTAGTCTTTACACCTGCATAATAGAATTTACCTTTATTTTGAGCAAATACATCATCCGGGTTACTAATTTTAAGTTCATTATAAACTTCTTCTGTAACTTCTTTGTAAGATGATACAGCTATATAATTATTTACATCAGCTAACACAATTTTTTTATACTTATCATGTTCTAATTCAAGCTTAGTTATTTCTTGCCATTCTTCACATATTTTCATGTACTCATCAACATACTTTCTTGGAATTATAGTCTCAAGACCATCTGTATTTTGAAGTAATGGAACAGCACCTGGAATTCTTTCCATAATCATCTCATATAACATACAAAGACTTAACTGACCATTAATAGTTATTCTCATGGTAAATTCAGGATCGTAAAGAAAGCTATGCTTATCATTACTCAACCCATAAGTTGAATTTAATATAATCTTGTACACGTAGTTTTTAATATCTTTTTTAGATATCTTTCTCCGTTCATCAAAAAACCATTGGTATTGTTCACAAAAAGCTTCTTTAGGGATATGTGCTGGTGACCATTGATTAACCATGGCTAATCTAGGGTAATAACTTACAACATCTGAAGATAGTATAACGTTTTCTTTATCAGATACATAAATACCCTTTTCTCTAGCTCCGTGAATTCCTCCAAGACCAAAATCAGTCTTTACACCATTATATTGTATGGAGTATTTAAAACCTCCTTTTGTCTGATCAGGATATACAATTACTTCTTTGAATCTATCCAACAATTTTTGGAAAGTAGCTGTTTTAAAATTTATGTAATCAAGTATTATGTCTTTAACAACAATACTATCTCTTTTTGTTCCTGACTTTTTAAGGTCCCATTTATTTATACCAGTCTTTTCACTCAAGAAGTGTAAAAACAATTCTTTTGAAATTCTTGGTTCAGAAGCACTGAACAATGGAATGTTATACTCATCAGTAAGAGTCTTCCGCAAAGCAATCTGAGATTTACTTCTAATCATTATTTCTTTAGTAGAGTCAACATCATTAATACAGTAACTAATAATTTCCTCTATTTCATCTAGTGTAGTAATCATTTTAGTGTGATGAATAGGCATGTCTTGTATATTATGCCAATCCATTGAATATTGTATCCATTTCAAACTGGATCTTTTAGCAGGATTATCCCAATGATTGAGTTTGAACACATCAACTTGATATATTTGCATGTCTCTTTCACTAAATTCTAAAAAATGACCTTGACTTCTTGCTGAAATAACAAATTGGGCCTTCTCATAAATCCATTCTCCAACTTCACATCCGGACATATCAAGTAATGCCTCACTGTTCTTGATAATATAATGCGTTATTTGTCCATCAAAAGCGAGACCATTATAAGATACATGCCATTCTTTTTGTTTTATATTTCTTTTTAAGAATTCTATAAAATCCGGTAAGTCATTTCTAAGATCATGAATTACAAATATCTTAATCTCTTCTGAATTTATACTTCTAAATACTCCGACAAAACAATTTGCCAAGGTTTCATAATCATGCACCCAATGTGTTTTCATATTTTTTAAGCTAAAAAAGGGGAGTTGTTAGCTCCCCTTTATAATTATAAAATTATTTTACTGGGTGGTGCTTGCGGCACCTCTTCTTGTTTTGAATCAAGTACATCTATATATTTAAATGTATCTGCGTTTATTGCAAACATATTAATTATAGCTACTGTATCTTCTCTATCCTCAACATAGTATTCAAGAAAAGTTTCTAAAGTCGTCCTAGACTCTTTAATAACTTTTCCATTAGGTCTTTTACCTGTTTTAAGTACCATTGGATCACCTTGTTCATCAAGTTTAGGTAACATATGCAAAGATGTTTTTGTTATCTTTGAAATCACTACAAATACTTTAGACATTGGATCATACAGACATTCTGTATAAGGACAATTTTCAGTTATTGGAATCATTTTGAATGATGGCTTGTCTTGCCATGTTGAATTAATAAGAAGCATTGAAGCTTCTTGACTTGTTTTAGACATATTTTTTTGATTTTTTAATTAGTACAAATTAATCTAGAATTTTTCTATTTTCCAAATTTTCAACAGTTAGCATCAACATTTCTTTTTCCAGATCTGGTAATGCACATAGTTCTCCAACTTTTTTCAAGGACTCTGTAGTTACATTTAATAGTTCAGAATAAACTTCAAAGTATCTTTCCGGAAACAAATAGCTATCTACATACATGTAGTTACCACTATCTTTCTCAAAAAAGTTTCTTATCTTAAATTTAGTCTTATTATTCATGCGGCTATATTTACCAGCGAGCAAAAGGCTCCAGTCTTCTTCTATATCAGAAAAATCAAAACTAAGAAGTATAGTGTCATTATCAAGATGAACATAATCAGCTAATCTTGTATGCTTAAGCAAAACTTCTTTTTCAAATTGTAAAAATTCCTCATCTTCTCTTTTATGGTATGTAGCAATCAGTTTCATATCCTCAGAGGTATAATGTTCATTCCAACCTAAATAAGTTTGGATTGGTGTAACACTGCTACCTCTTTTAATATCTAAGAGCGGATATAAAAATATCTTAGATTTTTGAAAGTATTTATTATACAAAGATGTCGGTTTCATAATTTAAAGTTTAAAGTGTCCTAAAGCTAATTCGTAAGGAAGAGTATAATCTTTAGAGTCATAATGATATACGATTCTTTTAACGATCTCTTCAAATTTATTTTTCCATTCAACTAACGTTTCTTTTGAAACTTGAAAAGGATAAACTGAATTAAACTTATCAATAACAATAAACGTTAAATATACTTTCCAATCATTTTTATCTTCTAAATCATTTAAATATTTATGAACAGCAAGCTTCTCATATATGGTAGCTTGTATCCAATAGTTATAATAATCAACTGTTTTACCAAATTCTTGAATTGGTTTTCCTGTAGTTTTGATATCATTAATGAATAATGACTTAGTATTGTAATCAACTACTACATTATCTAATACTCCTTTAAGACCGAAACTATAACCTTCAAGATCCATTTCTAAAAACTCTTCATTAAATACTTTAAAGGTTTCTGAACTAGGGGTGTTTAGTTGTAGCAATGCCATAACATTTTTATCTTCTTTTACATATGCAACTGTTGCTAAACATTCATCATACATTTCTTGACTGATGAGAGCTTTGCCATTTCTAGACTTTAAGAATTCAAAATATTCTTGATTATTATCAATCAGTATTTTCTCTACTCTTTGTGCATCAGTTTTCAAAGTCTGATGCACGTTTATAGAAACCAAAGTCTCAAGAATAGTTCCTTCAAAATCATCTAATTTCAAAGTATCATCCGGTTGATTTTCATATTCTTGAAAACACTTGTCAACCACAGTCTTATTATTACCTGTTGGTAATTTTCCTGGAATGATTAAAAATTGTTTTTCAAAAGTATTCTCTTCTAATAACAGACAATGAATAGCTTTACCTGCTACTAAGTGAGCATCTGTGCTATCTTCTCTTTCTTTTAATATATAATGGTTATAAAATACTTTTGGTGAATACAGAAGCTTATTTATAGCAGAGTAACTAAAATAGCTTTTAGTTTCATAAAATTTTTCTAACTCTTCGTTAAAGATCATATTGTGGTTTTGTTAAAGATTCTTCAATTATTATTTCATCAACAGGATTCTCCTCTTCACTTGCAATCATCTTTTCTACATTAACTACTGGAACGTAATCATTTTGTAGAGTGTAATTAAAATTTGAATTCATTTTTTCCAAAACTTCTTCCTTTAAAGAAATAGCTTTTATAGTAAAATACTTATAAGAACCGGATAAACTAATTGTTTGGCTTTTGTGTTTTAGAAGTTTTTCAATATTTTCTTTAGTTAATTGTCCTTTTCCTTCTAATGATTCCATTACATTATCAAGTGATGTTGATAAATAAGTTGAATCTTTAGATAAATAAGAACATAGACTTTTAAAGTTTACATGATTCTTCTTACCCGTGTTTACCATAGTTTGACTATGATCCATAAATAACAATTCTATATATAGCAAGCTTTTTTTGTAATTACAATTAGACATAATTTCCATAGCTAAAATATGATTGTCCTGATCCGTACTCATAAACATGGACGATAAATTCTTAAAAACTTCTTCGTCAATTATAATAGCATTCTCACCATTCACATGTTTTATTATCTCATCTTCACTATATAATTTACACTTGACTTCATCTAAAAATAGTAATTCGCGTAAATAGTCATAATCATCCTTAAAACTTGTAAAATGATCATTATCTATTTCTTCATGCGTTAATGAAAATGAATTGTCTTCATCTTGCATTATGCGAGTTGTTGCATAGTTTTTCAAAAGAACAATTTCTTCATTATAAGATTCTAAATAATCGTTAATCATTGTAATAAAATCTAAAGTCAATATTGATGAAGCTTCTTCTAAATATTGTTTAAATCTAGATGTACTGCAATATGAAAACCAAGAGCTTTCTGTTATATGATTAAAAGTACGTTCTGAACCAAATATAGCATTTGCATCTTCTATGCTTCTTGTAGTTTTTATACCTAACGTTGTAGTTAAATCTTTTAATTTTATTCTTGGTACACTTACAGCAGGTAAAAAGTATAATTTATCACCTTTCTGTGGCTTATAAGAATCTTCTGTAAAATTTATTTTCCTAAAGTCTTTCTGATTAGATATAAAAGCAAGGCCTGCATTTCCAGTTATTTCAGTCTGAACACCATAAGCTGTTTCTAATTTGATTATTAAAAGTTTTTTCATAATTAATGTTTAAAAAAGGGACTAGATTTTCCAGTCCCTTTGTGTTAATAAATAATTTATTTAATAGCCATTTGTATGACAGAAGAATGCATCATTAATTTAGCAAACTTAACTTTGTTACCATTGATGATTTCTTTTATAAGATAATACTTTAAATCATCTGTAAATGATGTACAATCAGTACTGAACTTTACCAACCTTTCTACCATTAAATCAGAAATTGGATTACTTTCCGCGTGTAGCAAACAGTAATTTATTATTCGAGTTGTCATCATACTTGCAATGTCAGCTCTATAATCAGGACCTGTTCCAATTGCATTTTCTAACTGAGCTAGAACATTCTTTTCATCAACCATTGTCATGGCTACATGTGGAGTAATGATTTGATCAAGTTTGTTATTGATAAACATTGTAAATAAACTTGAAAATTCATTACCCACAGATCCCTCACCAATCATTTGAATTAAAGGAAGCTCTGTTTCAAAGTTTTTAATTGAACTAATTGAATTAAAGAATGTAGTTATTGCTCTAGGATTCACGTTTTCAGTAACCAACTCTGGGTGCATTAATAAAAAGTTAATACATCTACCATCAATTTTTACACTTTCAGCCCATTTAGCCCATACTTTGTCATTAAATTTAACTTTAGTACTAATAAATCTAGTTTTTTGAGCAGTATCTAATGCTGTAACATTGTAGTTCCCATTATCCGGATTTGTAGTTAATATAATATGCCAATCTTTAGGTAAAGACCATGAAATATACTGTTGTCTATCAATCAATTCCATGGTTGCTTGCATAAATCTATGATCTGCTCTTGTATAATCATCTAATACTAAGAAACCACCTTCCGATTTTCCTTGAATCCATTCAGGAGCAGCGTGACTCATTCTACTTTGGTTCATCGGTCTATACTTATTTCTAATATAAGTAGGCATAAGAGATTCTTGAACCCATTGTTGTTTCCCATCTTCTCTTTGCATTAAGAATTCTTTATAAGGAAATCCTACTAAATCTCCTAATTCTTCAATTTGAGATAAGTTTAATTTTACAATATCCATTTTTAATTCTTCTGCTAACTGAACAATAGCGGATGTCTTACCTAATCCAGCATCACCTTCTATATTTACAGCAACAGGCATTTTACCTTCTGCTTGTATATGTTGATTGTTTTTTACAATGTGTTTTAAAAACCCTTTTAATTCTTCTACGTTTAATTCTATTTGACTCATTTTTATTAATTTAAAGTTCTAATTTGATTGTTTTTCCTGGTAAATTTTCATTCATACTTGATCTTTCAGATAAAACCCATAACACAGGTGCTTTTGGCCTTACTGAAGCATGACACTCTCCATCTGTAAAGTATACTAAACTTGTATACTTTTTAAGATTTACATTGTAATATTCTAGGACTGGATCAAATTCTGTCCCTCCTCGACCATGAACGGTCATTTCATTTAATTTACCTTTATACTCTTTGATGCTTTTTATTGCAGTATCACATTGTATAATTGTTACTGCAACACCTGTATTGTAAATATGATTTATTTCTTGCATGAACTCTTTTAATTCTTCATTAGATACAGAACCTGATGTATCAATTGCCAACAACATATGTTGTTTCATTTTTATTTTAAGTCCAGGATTACCATCATATCTTTTGTTAGGTTTTCTTTTAATTTTTTTTGTAAATACTCTTGTGGATATTCCCGTGAATCGTCTTATGTAACCTTTCCAATCAAATTTAGGAGGCTCTTTTTTGTCAATATTATTAATATACTCTGAAAATTCACCTGGGACGGTTCCTCTTTTTTTCAATGTTTGTGAGGCTGACTCTTTTAAAAGTCTATCTAACTGCTTATTAATAAGTTTACCTTCAGCTTCTGATAAATCATTAAACTCATCCCATGAATCATGATTACAAGGATCACCCTCTTTATCCATTTGATCACACAGCTTATCAAAAGATTCACAACCAGAAGAACCATTCTTTTCTTTCTCTTCTTTTGCTTGACTTAATTTATCATAGTAGTATCGGGTTCCTGCTCTTAAATCAAGATTTAACTCATCATAATCTTTAATCATTATTCCTCTTGAAGGTATTTCCTTCAGACCTTTCATGTATTCTTCTTCACTAATTGATCCAGAATCTAATTGAGATTTTAAATTTTGAAGAGTTGTTTGAGTTTGACTTTCATACTCTTCTTTACTTAATTCACCACTTGGTAACCATGCTTCATCTATGTACTGATTTATTTCCATATCCATAGCAATATTTGCTAATTGATGGTCAGGATAAGTATGGTGTGTTGTTAAATGAAACATTGCAATATGAAGCAATTCATGTTTTAATATACCAAGTCTGTGATCTTCAGACAATGAATCCCAAAAAGTTTCATTTATTGTTAACTGGTAATTTATACCATTTTTACTTACACAAGCTGTAGGAACTTTTTTATTATTCCACACTTTGTTAAGCATAATAAGAAAGAACCCATAAAAGGGCTCTTTTAACATTAAACTTCTACTGGTTTTGGCCAGTTCGTCAACTCTCTTCTGCATGTTCTTTTTCTTTTAAATTTATATCAATCATTAAATCTTTTACATCATATCCCCATGCTGTTAAACTGTTAAGAAGATTCTTATTATGGAATTTTAAAAACATAACTATGGACTCCATGTTACATTGTTGTGAAAGCATTGTTCCTAATACTTTAGATGTATCAATTTTATAACTTGACTCTGAGTCAATTAAATCAATCTCTTGAAACACTTTATATATGTTAGGATAATTAGACCATTCTTTTGGATGAATTTTTGAAAACTTATAAATCACTATTATAAAACCCAAAGAATCTTCAAGGTTTGATTCATTAATTGCACTAAGTGCTAAAAATGTATTATCCTTATCAGTGGACGATATCATTTCTATTAGTTTAGTAGTGCTTTCTGTTGTTAATGTTACTTTGTTTGTCATAAGTTATTTCTTTTTCCCCATTCGGCCATGAGAATTGCATCTATATAACCATCATGAGGTTTATTTGCTCTACTAGTTAATGTAAGATCTATATCCGGGAATATTCTTTTACATGCGATAAGAGCCATTGCTTTTGTATCTCTTTTTCCATTAGATTTTTTAGCTTCCTGTACTCCAACATACATATCTTTTTGCCATTGTTTGGCAGGAACGATTGTATAAGGAATTTTAAGACTGATACATGCAGCTTCAATTACACCACTTTGGTAACCCATTGAAAAAGCAGTAGCTTTGCTTGTTCCGAATATTACACCAAGTTTTTCAAATATCACGTGATCTGGTTTTTCATGTTGCATAGCAGCAATAATAGTTTGTGGATCAATTCCTTTACCTAATACAGGCATTTTACTTCCGGTAATCTCGCCATCTTCAATTATTGCTATTGCACCACTTAGACCTATGTCTATTCCCATATAAATTTTAGCCATCTTTAAGTTCTTTTTTATATTTCAATGCTCTATCTTTAATAGTATCCTTATCAATACCATATTCATATGTATCAATAATGTATTTTTTTAGATCTTTTATTATAAGATTTAATTCTTCTATTTTTACAATTTTACTAGCCATATTATTTATCTAATCTAAATCCAACACACACTGGAAATCTTGGAATACCATCTTCAGTAAATTCAAAAAATCTAATTTCTGCAGTTTGTCCAATGTACTTGTCTTTGTTATTTAATATTTCTTCTCTTTCAGCATGAGAAAACTTTAAATTAGCATGGAATGTTTTATTGTGAATATTTCCCATAGGCATTTCACATACTATAACACCTTGCTCAGGTCTTCTTTCTGAAGGTACTACATCAATAATAGAGTATGCTTTGTCTATAAAGTCTTTGACTTTTAATAAACTACTACTTCTTTTATTAATATCATAGCCACTTGATCCGTGTCTGATAATGCTACCTTCATAACCCTGGCCTAAAAATAACGAATGAAAATCTTTTACTTTATTTACGTTATCAATAAAAGCTGTTGAAACTAATTCAACTTTTAAAGTTTCAAATGCATTTACTTCTATCTGCTCCACAACATTTTTAATAATGTCATACCTATTAATGTATGATTGATCAGATACAGTGTCGTAAATATGATATAGCACCTCTTCAGTTTCCAAACCTCTGTTTTTCTTAAGAAGTCTCATGTTTTCTTGAAATGTTTTTCCATGCGCATATAATTCACCATCTAAAATAACATTTGTAGTTTTTGATAACTCAGCAAGAGCATTGTTAATGTGTGGAACAGTGTCTATTATCTTACCTTTTCTAGATATAAGTGTTACTTCACCATCCTTAAGAATAGCAAGACATCTCATACCATCTAACTTAGGCTGAATAAATACAGCTTTCTTCCAATCAACTTTTTCTATTTCTTTTTCATAAGATTTAGCTAGCATTGGAAGAATTACTTTTTCTCCTCCTTTTTCTTCAGCATCTTCAACAGAATTAAAATAACCTTCAGTCATCTTTGTTTCTATTTTACTCATAGCTTCTGATAGAGCTTGTTCTTCAGGAGTAGTTTCATTAGATTTTCCAATATTCTTTCCTGCACATTCACTTGAATGTTGAACTAATTTTCCATCAACAATACCTGATTCTTGTACAAGTGTTGATCCTTCAGTAAATACATGTAACACACGTATTTTACCTTTAGAATCTTTTTTATAAATTTTTTTTGAATAATTTTTAATTATTTCCATAATTTTAAGTATTAAATCCGTTAAATTTCATTGTGTACCATTCATTTCCATCCCAGTGACATTTATTACATTCTACCGGGTAGAATATCATGCCATCTTGTTGTTCAAGAACACCATACTCTAGACCTTCTTCTCCGCAATTAGGGCACGCTCCTTCCTTTTCAATGCTTCTCATCTTTGTTTTAGTTTATTTATTGTACAATCGTTCCAGTACTTAGAGCTTATAAGTACGGTGTGTTTTCTTCTAGGTGGAAAGAGTTTAATTAAATGACTATCATCTGCCTGTAACCTCATCATCTTATCATCTTTTTCAATCACAGACCATACTTTATCCTTGTCCCTATAATTAAATCTTTTAGATGTAAAATTTACATCATCACCAACATTTAATTCTTCTTTCATCTTTTTTGTTTTGGTTTAAAATATATATCTAATTGTATTCCAAGGTATAACCTTATCATGCAGTTCAGTCCATTCTTTTATGTACTGTCTTTTGAGATTATATTTATACCTTATGTTTATGCCACCATACTGTGAAGTTTTTGTTTGCTGATTTTCCGGTGTCCATAATAGTTCTTCACCATCTAGATTGTTATCTAAATTATAGTGATGCTTACCTGCATTATGTGTAAGAAAGATAACTTCAGATAAAACTTCTTCCTTGTTTTCTATATAATCATCACACATCTTAAACAGTAAATCATAATCTTCTAACCATCCATCATAAACTACAACAGGTGAGAAATTCAAATGAACATCATATCCTGCTTCTATGAAAGCATCAACAGCCTTTATTCTATCTATAATTTTAGCAGTGTTAGGCTCTAGCTTATCTGCTATATTCTGAGGCATAAGACTAAATCTTATTCTTATTTTCTTCTCTGGATCAAACTCTAAGAATTTTACAGGAACAGTTTTAGTAGCAAATGTGCCCATAGCTTTTGGATGATCTCTAAAGAACTCAAATATATATTCCCAGTCATGATGTTTAGAATGCAATGCAAAGTCTTCATTACAACTTATGTCATATGTAGTGTAAGTTACATGTGTCTGATTAGGTTTATCTACAACAGTGAAAAATGCATGATTATTAATAGCACTTAATATATCACCAGTGTTGCTAGCTATAGATAATCCCTCAGACAAATGCCTCTTCATATAACAGTATGTACAATTAAATAAACAACCGTAGCCAAAAGAAGGTGTGATATAATCAGAACTTCTTCCAGACTCTCTAATTTTCATACTCTTTCTTACTACAGATTTTACTTTATTCATCTTTGTTTTGGTTTAATTTGTTAGTTCGTCTGGGTTTATATTATATTCATCTAACATCTCACCCAATGCTTTTCTATATGTTTCTAAATTAAAATCTGAATCGTCGTGTTTCCATTTCCTCCAAAAATTATGTTTTAGTTCCCATATAAACATAGCCATGGCGCTCGCCTGCATGGACTGTTTCATCTCCATTACATCATCAGCGTTACTTAAATCATATTTTATTGTTGCTTTACTCATCTTTGTTTTGGTTTAGCAGTATTATTTAATTTGTGTGCTGTTGCCATACCATATATTTTCTTTTCTTTATCAGAAAGATTCATAGGTATTTCCCATTCTCTTAATTTTTTACTCATCTTTTAATTGATTTAACTAATATAGGTATCAAAGCATCTCTGGTAACTTCAATGCCGTACTTTTTAATAGAATCAGATAAATCCTTTTCTAATTCAAATATTACAGGTGTTATACTATGTAAATCTTTGTATTTTTCCATTGCCTTTTTACCGGGTTCATCATTGTCAAAAAGAACAAGAACTTTTGTATACTTTTTTTTGTATTTTTCAATAGTTGCTTTATTAATCATGGTGTTTTCACTATCCGGAGCAACACTTTCTATATTTTTAATATTTAAAGCATTAAATCCCAGTAGATCTTTCAGTGATGAATTTATAATCAGATATTTAGTTTCAAAAGTCAATTGTTCGGATCCTTGAATATAGTCTCTGACCTTAATGAATTTCTTTCCTTCAACTTTAGGTTGATAAATTTTATACAATGAACCATCTTTCATGAAGTAACCATATAAATGATTGCTTTTTATGACAATTGACGTAAGTGAACCATCTTGATTTTCTTTAGTCATTTTATAATGAGTTAATGGAACTACATTGTATGCTTCTAACATTTTAGAATCTATTCCAAAAGCTGTCCAGTATTTTTTATCTAAATTAGTCCAATGCCTCATCAAGTAATCAACTACTTTGTATTTACCATGTGGTTTGTATGCTTTTATAGGTTTGTAATTGTTGTGAGTAAGATAGTCTGTGTAGTCCTCTAATATTTTTACAGAAGTAAAACCTCTGTTGGGAAGAGATAGTAATTTTTGAACTAAGTCAATGGCATCTCCTTGATATCCGGATGAAAAATCTTTGTACTTATAGCTCATAGAATTTACATCATAGTAAACGAACATTGATGGAAACTTATCTTTAGAACTAAAAATTGAATTCATTTTTACATCTTGTCCTGTAAGCTGTTCGCTTAAATTTAAATAGTGTTCAAACACCCATTCATGAGGAACCTCCGAAAGACTGGATACAATATTTTTAGTTGAAATCATATACTTACAGTTTAAAGCCAAGAAAGGGGAGCTATTATTAACTCCCCTTTGCTGTGGTATGTAAATTAATCTAATGTAAAATCAGATGCTGTTTTTCCAGCACCTTCTGAAGTTGGTGTATTTTCAAAACCATCGTCTAAGTTTTGAACTACAATCTTTTTAAGATGAATGGCTTCATTATATTTAAGTAGTGTAGGGCTTTCAACTACAGTCATAGCATAACCATTTTTACTACCTTTTGGTAACCACATATCATAGTTAGTATAACCTGATTTGCTTTCATACTCTTTACCTGCAACACAAAAGTCCATGTAAATATCTTGATATGGAGCTGTTTCGTTAAAAGCATCAATGAATTCTTCAATAGTGTTGTGTTTATCATCTTGTGCATTAAACCAGTCACTAAGTCCAAGATTTCTACATAATGTATTCATAAACATTAATACAGATTTATCTCTGAAAATTTCTACTCCTGATTTAGTTTTACCATCAGCAAAAGCATATTGTCCTGCTTTAATTCTTCCAATCTGACCTTCGTAATTTCCCAAAGAAGGATCATCTTTATCTTTCATAAAACCTTCAAATCCATCGATAGGTTCTGTTTCAACATTCATCATTAAATGTTTAGCTCCTGCAATAAATTTAAAATCTTCTAAATAGATATTATTAATCTTTAAAGTGTGATTTCCTGGAGAAATTGTTTTTGCCATTCCTCCTCCTGTTGGTAAATTTGATGTACTTAATCCCATTTGTTTTTTATTTATTTGTTATTATTGATTACTATTAGTCTACATAGATTTCATCCCAATGTGTGATGAGTTTTCCATCAACCATTTCAGATAAAACTATTTCTTTATTCATTAAATGTTCTGGTCTTGCACCACATGAAATATCATTGGTAGTCTTAAAACTCAAAATATTTTTATTTCCTTTTCTATACAAATAACCAAGCCCATCAGCATGAGCAGCAGCCATTCTTTTTAACTTTCCGGTAAGATCTAATTCTAAAGATGAGAAGTTAGTACCTTCTTTTTCTAACATAGTATCTTTAACGTGGCCTACAAATATAGTATAAGGGGCCCAAGTTGAAATATAATCAGTTACTTTTGTAAAAGCTAATCTGGTCCAATAGTATCCAGCACCATCGGGCATTCCTATTATTGTTCCATATTTTGATTTACCACCATCAGGAGCAAACCAATTTTTACCCATAGGACTTTTGGAGTACAATTGTTCAGCATATGGTATAACCATCTCATCCAATTTGGTTATTGTATCAATAGCAACAAATTTATAAGGATTCCCTTGTTCCTTTATTTTCTCTCCTATAGCTTTTATATCATCAATAGAGTTGGCTTCTAATTTTACAGCGTCAATATACTTGGTACCTCTTTCTAAATCTAGAATTAAGCAATCAGGTAATTGAGCTAGTAAACTTGTTTTTCCAACTTTAGGTTTTGAAAATATAATCAAATTCTCAGGGTTTCTTACCTGAGCTTCTACTTTTTTAGTAGGTAGTACGATTTCATTCATAAAATTTTTCTATTATTTTATTTAACCACTTTTTATCACTAACAGGTTTTTTCAACAAAATGGCAGCAAGATCTTTTATGGTCATACGAGCTAATGGCTCATCATTATCAGGATCCATCATGTTATTATCGAAATCTGGAAAATCAGAATCTAACTCATCAGTAATATCATTTTTAATTATTTCAACTTTAATCAGTTCAGACACAGGTATTAAGTATCTTTCATAAGAAGAAGATTTAGATGTGGTTAGTTCGTACTCTTCTTCATAATATGGATTGAATTTCCATACGTATAATGTTCTTTCAAGATCTTCAGGTTCAAG